GCCAGGAACCGTGGGGCCAGACACAACAGGAACAGGTGCAACCCGCCGATTTCTAAACTCTTCCGACTGCATGATGTTCTGCCGGATTTGCTCAGGCGAGAACTGCGATGCCTTGTAGAACTCGAACCCGCCTTGATCCGCCTCGCGCCCCAACAAGTCGCGATAAATCTGACGAAGCTCGTCGTCTGTCGCCCGCACACCGGTAGCGTACGGGATGGCCTGCGAACCCGCTGCAATTTGGTCAGCAAAGGGGTTAGGGGCAGGGCGGCTAATGTTGTTCGCCGCCATAAAGTCGGCCACGTTCTGCGCGTTAAAAGACTTGCCGTACTGTGTGTTGACCATGTCAGCAATCTGCTGATTGGTCATGCCTGCGGCAATACCAGATCGTGCTGCAGCAAGTGCAGCGGCTTGAGGATCAGCCGCAATACTCTGCTGTGCAGCCAGTTGTCCCGCAGTGGGGGTCGCCATCTGTGTAGTGTCAATTGGCTTAGCCTGCTGCATTGCGGCATATTCAGGCGACTTCAAGAACTCAGCGCGAATCTGGTCCGGCGTGTAGCCCGATTGCTGCCAGAACTGCAAACCACCAGTGTCCGCTTCGCGCTTAAAGACGTCTTGATACAGCCCGCGAATCTGCTGTTCTGTTGCACCGCCGGTGGCAAGCGCAACGATACCGCCGGAAGCCATGCCACCGGGTTCTTGTTGTGCCGGAGCAGGAGCCGGAGCGGGTGCGGTAGTTCCTGCACGGTTGATTGCCGAGAACATCGGCAACTGCTCCAGACCGCCCGTGTACTGGTTGTACGCCATCGGGCGGATGCGCGGTGTGTACTGGAAACCAGTACCGCCAGACGGCATCGGCGTAGCTGTGGGCACAAACGCATCTGCGCCAAGCATGGCGGCTGTACCGGCACGCATCAGCCCAGAAGCCCCACCAACACCCTGCAGTGCAGCAGTGCGACCCGCTTCAGTACCGAGCGCACCAATGCCAGAAGTAAACTGATCGAACACGCCTTTGCGTGCAAAGTCTTGGGTGGCTTGCGCAGCAATCTGATCACGCAAAGCCTGCTCACTAAGGCCAGATTCAGCCGCACGCGCTACTGCGTCTTTGGGAATATTACTTAACGCCGCTTCTTGTGCACCTGCATAGCCAGCAGACGTAATCCCACCAGCCAACGAAGCGCCGCCGTAGGCGCCCAGACCGGCCATGATGCCTTGCTTCAGACTGCCGGTGGCCAGACCCGTAAGACCGCCAACTGCGATAGCCGTACCTGCAGCACCACCCAAACCAAGCATCCCACCAATAGCAGTACCGACGCCGGGGGCGATGAAGTTAAGGGCAAACCCTGCAATCGCAGGCAGCAGTTTCTTCAGAAAACCGGCTTCTACCAGACCCGTCTCGGGGTTGACGGTAAGCGATCCACCATGCGCCAAGGCAAGAGCTTGCAGGCCCTGAACTTCTCTTGGGGTCATGTGGACGAGCATCTTGTCTTCGCCTCGGCCTTTTTCAGCGAGGTGGTTGGCTAGTGCAACAAGGCTCATATGCGCCCCTTGGAATTGATTGGGTTCATTTTATTGGGTCAAGTCCCAGAAAGCGATAGTGCCGTAGCAGTCGCCTGATGGGGTTGCAGAATCCACCGTGCGGATGGCAAGCGTCAAGACATCACTGGCACCGGCCAGGGACACGCCCAACTGCAAAGCCCAGTTGTAACCCGCCGGATCGACCAGAGGCTGAGTACCGCCCGAGCCGCTTGATGACACATAGTCCGTCTGCACCAGGGTGCCACCCGTTATGGCTGTGGCAGAGGTATCCATCTCCACGTTGGCGTCCGATGGGACGGCAGACCAAGAAGCGCCCGTCAGTGTTCCGTTCAAGAACAGGCCAACCTCATAGTTTTGGCTCGTGATGGGCAGCAACTGCATCCGGCCCGGGAGCACCACCGCGCCAAGTGCCGTGGATGCCAGACGAATCGACACAACCGGCTTAAACGTCAAACCGATGGTGGCGAGTTTGGTCGTGCGCCGCGCCAAGTGGCTTGGGGAATACTGCTCGTAGCCACCCTCAGAGATGACCGTCGAGCAGATGTGCTTCATGCTCGCGGTGGTGGCGTTGGACAGGTTCGTGATCTCGTACCGCACCGGCAGGATGGCCGTGGTCATGTAGACCGAGCCGATGTCGTTGGCGTTGTTGAAGGTGTGGCAAACGATGTACTGGCCATTGATCACGAACCCGGTACGCACCGAGCCCACACCCAGCCACTCAAAGTCACACCAGAAAATCTGCGTCTTGCTCGGATCAAGCGTGTAGCCTGATGCCCCGGTGCCGTCCAACTTATCGCCGTTCCAAGAGGACTGGGGTATTGAGCGGATGTCGCTCGGCGTTCCCGGTGTGGGCAGCGAATCAGAGCGCATGACCATCGACAGCGTGGTGCCGTTGGCCTCAAAGAACACGCCGTTCTGGGTGTTGAAGTAACCCACCCGCTGCCGAATGTTGGCCGTAGGCGTGTTCATGGCGAAGGTGGCAAGCACCAACAGCCCCTTGCCCGGTTGGTAGGACATGGAGCGGAACGTCTGCCGCACTGCCTGCGAGTTGGTGGTCGCTGCCACCGACATCTGCACCGTAGATTCGTTGGTCAGGAACGTGGTGGATGCACCGTTGACTGTGCTCGTATCAAACTGATTGTCCGCAGCGTAGCGTTGCTGAGAGTCGAAGAGCGTGTAGGGCTGACTGACGCGCAGCCGCCCAAAGGCATCCGTGTTGGTGCCACCGATGGAGATTGGAATAGGGGATGGCGTCGTCACGATGGCTCTCAGTAAGGCATCCAGGCGATTGAAATACAAGCGCAGGACGTTGTTGAACTGCTCGTGGTAACGCGACTCGTAGTCCCGTGGGGCCAGAGGCAGGTTGGGTGGCGGCGGAACGGAGACATCTTCGATGATGAAACTCATCTACGGCCATCCTGACGAATGTCGATGCGGGGCGCGCCAAGCTGCCACGTCGTACCCAGTTGATTGGAGTCAACCTTGAAGATCAACTGCCGCCCACGCACGCGGGTGTAAATCTGGCCGGTGAACTCCTCGGTAATCACGTACGTGCTGCCCTTGACCACCGGCTTGCTTGAACTGTCGATGCTGCCCGAACCGGAGTTGTACAGCCCATAAAGCGTCATGTTGACCGTAGCGCCGCTGGCGGTAGAGTTCTCAAATGTGATGTCGGGCAGCATGCGCCAAACAAACCCGAAGTTGTGCCCGTCGCCGATGTCGAACTCAGACGACGAGATGTTGGCGTTAATGGCCGCAGGTGTCCCGGTTTCGTTGTCGTCAAGGCCCTGCTCATGGTTGACGATGTTCTGGCTGTAAGTAGCCGCAATCGGGTAGTCTCGCAGACCGGAATCGAGCCATGCAGTCCTGGCCATCGTGCCGTAATACCAGATGCGCTCAAGGTAGTTGTAGACCACGTAGCGGTCCACAGCCGTGGAGTTTGCCGAGCAGTAGAACCACCAGACCTCGTTGAAGCCCTCATTAGTTCCGGCAAAGACCTGGGCAGCTTGGGCAGCGTTGAAGTTGCTAAAAACGTAGCGACGCACATCGCAGGGGAGCGTCTGCACGCGACCGTCGTAGGCGTAGAACTTGTCCACGCCCATCCAGTACACCACGCCAGAAGCAATACAAGCTGCGTTCTGCCCTACGATGGAGATGTTGTCGCCCAGTAGCTGAGTGCCCCACACAATGGGCGGTCCGAGGTATTGCAAAGAGTAGAGGGCGGAGTCCGTAAATACTACGATTTCCTGACGGGCTTGAACGACCGTAACAATTTCAGAACCGTGAGAAAGCCGCACGCTTCCCGCTTGGTTGGTTGCCGCAGGCGTCCAGTCCAGGGCGTCTTCCTGAGCCGACCAACGAATCAGCATGGGGTCCAAGACTGAAGACCCGTAGTCATTGCACCCGAACGTCAACACAAACCGATTTACGTCGGAAACAAAAACATAGTTCTGTTTAGTCGGCACATCCGAAGCGCCAACAGCCGTGGCCAAGTCATAGCCCCGAACACCTACGCCTGTTGTGGCGTCCCAATAATAGATGCCGCCACCACGCGGCCCAAAAACCAAGTCTTCGCCCCAGTTGCTTTGACTCCAAAGCCGAATGGCTGTGTTGGAGGTTCCGCCAACACCCCAAGCACCCGCGCTCCAAGCACCGGCGCCCCAACCCGTCAAAGGAATAGCCGTGGCTGATCCGGTATTTAGCTGATACGCAGCAACCACCGCAGCACCACCGCCTGGAGAAGCGGCGATGGCTGTGGCGTTAGGCACCACAGAGATCGTGATGGTGTAGGTGTCAATACCCGTCACCGTAACCTGAAACTCTTGGTTCAGGACGGCAGCAGTCACGTTGGTGCCAACCCCGCCAATGTCGGTGGCGCCGCTGAAGGTCACAAAATCCCCTGTGGAACAGCCGTGTGCCGTGTCCGTGACTGTGACTGTGGTCGATGCCGTCAGCGCAAAAGGGTTGTTGTTGATCGTGACTGTTGCACGCAGCGGCGTGATGTCGTTATACGCACCACCACGCTCGATGTAGAACTTCAGGTTGGTGCCAACACCAAGCAGATTCAGGTTGCCCAACGTAACCCAATTCCACAACGAGCGGCAGACACCTAAAAAAGTGTTGGCCGAGATGCGCTGCCAGCCACCCAGCTTTTCAGGTGTGCCTTGGCGGAACCGAACCTTGTCGCAGTCGTACCACCCGCCTTCGGTGGTGTACCGCGTGTTCTCGCGGTTGACTCCAGGCTTGAACAGGATTTTCTGAAGTGGCATAACCGTATTCTCGTGTCAAGACAAGAAAAGGGCAATCTCTGCCTCGCG